TATATTAAAATCAATTAACAAGAATGAACTTAGTTTCATTCAAATGATGTCTGAAAATAAAGAACAAAGAATATATAAGCATAAATATAATTGTTGTTATGCAGCAATGTCAATTGCATATATTGATAATGTAAATATTTTAGATAATCGTCATCATCATTTACCACATTTAATTGATTATTTTAGTAATTCTACTATTCAATTATATTACAGATTAATTGATATATTTTATGAATTATCAGAAAGATTTATGAGTGCATATGATGTGGTGATTAATAAGTATATTTATACTGATCGATCTCGATACAATTGGCGAATACTAAAAGAAAAAGATTTCTTTAGATCTCATTATACAGGAATTCCAGGTACAGATATTTTAGGATTCAATGATATTCAAAGATATTGGATAGCTTTTAATCAAAATGAAGATAAGCAATTAGTTAATGAAGAGCAATATACAATGTCTTCATTTATTGGTGCAAGCATAAATAATCCTAAAGCAGTTAGACAATTTATGCAAAACTTAGAAAAGAATAAAGAAGAAGAGGGTGTAAGAAGAAAAAGAAAACTTGAAGGTGAAAGAGATGATAATAAGGAAACTAGGTTATCTAAAAAAATAGAAACTTGGGAAGATTTAGTTGAAGAATTAGAGAGACAAATTGATGGAAAAGATAAGGATTTACATGATTTAGCTATTGAACAACATGAAGAAGCAGTGAAGCAAACTTATATTAATCAGTTAAAAGAAATTGAAAAGCAAAAGTTGAAATCTAACGAAAATGAAAATGATTTAATAGATGATACTCATAAGGGATTAACTGATGAAGAAGTTATTAAATTAATAAAAGAGAAAAGAACAAGAAAATCTATGCCTGTATTTGATATAGATGAAAAAGAAATGGAAAAAAATATAAGCAGGATGTCAAACAGAATAGATTTAAAAGAATTAAAAGAAGTAGCTAAAACACAAGCAAAAGAGGAAATAAAAAAAGAGAAAAAGGTTAAAAAAACCAAGAAGAAGAAAAAGATTACTAAGAAGAAGAAAGTATATGTAAATACAAAAAAAATAGATAAATTAAAAACTATAGATGAGGATGATTCTATATGAAAGAAAAATTAATGAATATTGTTAAAGCTGCTGCAAAACCCAATAATACAAATGTTTTTATGACCAAAGTTTTTGTACCCTTAAGAAGAACTGTTGGCGAGTATAGTTGGGGTTTAAAAGCACAAAAACCTTGGGAAATAGAGTTTGTAGCAGAAGATTGGGTAACTGGAAAAGATGTATATAAACTTAAAATAATCCTTAATCATGATGTAGAAGAAGAAACTACAGATACTTTTGTATTTTTATATAATGATAAAGGAAAGAGAGTTTTTAGAACTATTTTTATTAATAAGTTACCACAATTTGTAAATAAAAATATTCATACAATTATGAAGAATCCTGATTTATGGGTAGGAAAACCTGATAAACTTCAGTAGAGAAGGTAAACGATGGCCACAACTGAAACATTAAATCTTGATGTTACTGGTGCTGACAAATTAGTTAAAAGCATGGGGGAAGTACAAGATAAATTACAAAATATGTACAGCGTAGCTGATAAGCTTGAAAAAAAAGAAATACAAGTTGGAGCTGAAAAAAATCTTAAAGATATAGAAAAATTAAGTAAAGCAACTGAAAATATAGCAAATCAAGTAGAAGCAGTTAATCAAACGAAGTTAAACATAAATACTGATGAAAGAAGAATGATTAAGGGAGTTCAAGATTTCTATAAAGAAGTTGCAGGTATGCAAGAAGAAATAGAATTAATTGATCCTCGATTTGGGAAAATGGCCCAAAAACATCTTGAGGCCGTTGAAAAAGAAGCTGCCATTAGAGAACAAATTGCTCAACTTGAACAAAAAATTGAACAAGAAGGTGCAAAAGATACTAAGAAAAAAGAAGCTTTAGTAAAGAAAACTGCTCAACTTCAAGATGAAAGACAAAAAATAGTTAAAGAAGAATTTAAAGCAGCTAAAGAATTTGCAGAAACAAACAAAGATACAATTGAAGGTTTTGAAGAAGCAGCAAAAATGCTTGATATGACTAAAGGTGAAGTTGCTAAAGGATTTACTGAAGGATTTAGTGACTTTACTCAAAAAATAGGATCTGCTGATTTGAGCGGACTATTTAGTGGTGGAGTTACTGCTTTAGAAGCAGCAGGGAAAAAAGGTGCTGCTCTTCAAGTAGCTGGTGCAGGTAAAGAAGGTGCTGGAGGTGCAGCACAGCAAGCTTTAGGTAAAATATCTTCAATGTTGGGCAAATTAGCAGTTCCTTTAGCTGCTATTGCTGGTTTAGGTGGTTTTGTAGCTCTTTTAGTTGATGCTGATGCTAGAGCAAAAGAATTAAATTCAACAATTTCAGAAGGAATGGGTGCGGCAGGTGAAGATTTTGAAAATGCTTCTAGAAAATTAAAACTAATTCGAGATGAATTTACTGAAAATTTTCAAGCTAATATGAAGTTTAGAACTACGGCCCGTGAAAGTCTTGAAATGATAAAAGCTCTTCAAGAAGAAGGGGTTCGTTTTAGAGAGTTTGGTGTTCAAAATATTGCAGTTGCTGCTAGAAAAATAACAGAAACTATTGTTGTTCAAGCGAAAATGACTGGTAAAAGCTTTGCTGAAATGGCCAAATTACAAGGAGAGTGGGCCGCAGATTTAAATATGTCTTTACAAACTATTCAAGGTTCATTTACTGATTTGATAACAGAATCTCGAAGTGCAGGGATAAGTACTAATAGGTTTTTTGCAGCAGTTCAAAACACTACAAGTGAAATGAGTTTATTTAATCCTTCGTTACAAGCATCAGCTAAATTGCTCAAACAATTTAGTACAAATGCAATGCTTGGGGCCAAAGATGCAGAAGAAGCTTTAAAAACTTTTGGCACTTACTTTCAAGGAAAATCAGTAGAAGATCTTTTAACTACAACTGTATCTCTATCAACAAGTGATTTAAAAGGAATTTTAAAAAATCAATTAAATGTTGTTGAAAAACAAGTTGCTGAATTAGAAAGTCAAGGAAATTTAACAGAGGCGCAACAAAAAGAATTATCTGCTTTAAAGATGACAATGAAAGATCTTAAAAGAGATGCTAATTCAAGTAATCGTCTTCAATTAGCAGCAGGACTTAAAAATCTTGATGCACAAGGATCAGCACAAGCATTATTAAAAATTATGGCCCGAGATCTTGGAACTGGAAATGATCTTCAAGCATTGAGAAATCAACTTGCAACTGGTCAAGGACAATTAATGCTTGAAAAACTTGGTAGATTAGATGCAAATGGCATTAAAATGGCCAGAAATATAATTGAATCTGCTAGTAAAGAAGGTGAAAAAAATATTGATGCTCTTTTCACAAGAGAAGCAAGAGGTAAAAGAGATAGAGAAAAAGAAGCAGAAAAACAAAGAAGAGAAGCAGAACAATTAGCTAAAGAAACTGCTCCTATCACTAAAGCAATAGAGATGGGAATGGATTATTTCATGAACAAATTGTATGGAATCCTTGATACAATGAATTCATATATTTTAGATTTAGTTGATACATTTAAAGCTTCTAGATTATTTGGTGGATCTCCACAAGAAAGACAAGCAGCAGAACAAAGAATAAAAGAGAGAAAAACTCAAAGAGATTTAGCTGAAGCACAACAAGAAGAAGCTGATTTACTGAGAGATTTAAGGGGAGCAAAAAGTCCTGCTGAAGCTAGAAAAATTAAAGATGAAATTGTAAAAGCATTAGAAAAGCAAGAAGGTGTAATTGAAGGTAAAGATGAAAAAATACAAGCAAGAATAAATAAAATGAAAAAATTAACTCCTGAAGAAAAAGTTTATCAACAAAAAGCAAATAAAGTTTTTCAACAACAAACATCAGGAATGCCTGCTTTTGCACAACCAGTAGAGGCATTAACTACACCTATGGCCGCATCATCATCTGTTTACAATGATAATAGAACTGTGTATGTAACAGCGAGAAGTCAAAAAGATATTGAGCAGGCAATACGGAAAGAAAAGATAATGTCTGATAGGAAGGGATAATATATGGTTTTAGGTGTTCAAAGATTTAGCAATAAAATAATAAGACAATTAATATTTGATCTTATCATTCCTGACGAATTAAGATTAGAAACTATTCCTTCTCTTGTAATGACGATAAATCCTCAAAATTTTAAGCAAAGTTTTAGTAAAGTTAAAAATACTTACCAAACATTAGAAGCAATAATAGAAGAACATTACGGAGATAATTTAGATTCTATTGGTTGTGATGCATCAACAGCAGCTTTTTACCATGAATCCACAGGTTTAACTGAAATAAATAGAAAAGCTACTGAAGCATATAGAAATTTTAAAAATATTTTAGATTTATATAGTAATAATGGTCTTGTGTATGACCAAAAAGGTGTTCCTATTTGGGATGGAAGTGTTCAACTCTCCTTTGATGGAGGTATATATTTAGGATATTTTGAATCTTTTAATTATGATCATTCAGCAGAAAGAGTTTTTAGATTAGAATTTAATTTTAATTTTAAAGTACAAGAAACTATTTTTAGAATGGGGTTGTAAGTTTGACAACTATAGATAGAAGAAGAATAGGAAAAAACGAGCTTAGAAGTTATGTGGATATTGATCTTCCGCAAGAAGTACAAATTGATTTAGGGTTTTCGGAATTTGAAATAGATGTTAATGGTGCGGCATTTCCTTTAAATGCTATTCAATTTGAATTAAAAGATAGTGAAAATGCTCCTTTAAGATTTGCTAATAATCAAACTGTTCCTCCATTAACAATGATGGTTAATCCAGAATCATTACAATTTTCTTTTACGAAAAATATTCAAGATAATTATACAAGAGGAGGACATTCTGTTGAGAAAACTTTAGAGAATTTAACTTCTATAACTGCAAGTGGATCAACAGGTGGATTTTATACAGGAGAAAGTGGTTTAAATAGATATTACAGAAATTTAAGCGCAGCACATCAAAATTTAATGTCTTTATTTCTTATATATAAAAACAATGGAACTAAAATAACTAATCAAGGATTAGTAAGGAACAATGGAACAGTTGATCGAAATAAAGTTTTATTTGGAAAAAAAGATGTTAGAAGAATAGATCAAGTGGGATCTGTAGAAATGTTATATGATAATAATATATATCGAGGATCATTTGAATCTTTTGATATGAATGAAGATGCAAATATGCCTTTTAGATCTACATATAGTTTTGTTTTTAATGTTAGATCTATTTTTTATTCCGCAGAAGATTTAACTATATCAACAAGACCTGCTACATTTGCAGAACAAGTAATTGTAAGTGGAGTAGATTTTGTATCAAATTTATTTTAGGTAATTAAATGGCTTATTTACAAGGATATCAACAACCTAGAATTATTACTTTATCACCAGATGCCTTTATCTTTATTAATGGACAAAAAGATGTAGGTACTTGTACTGAATGTAATAAAAAAATTAAAATTGATAATTTTACAAATATAAGTGTAACATTAAATGTAGATGGTTCTCCTGGAAGTGCAAGTTTTGCTTTAACCGCTCCTCGTCAGCAAAAAGATAAATTAATTCAATTTGATCAACCTATCATAAAACCAATGTTTGAAGTTGAAATTTTTATGAAAGGTAGATTTAGCAATGAAGACAGTGAATCAGTTTTTTATCCTGTGTTTTGGGGTGTAGTGTCAAATGTAAGCTATAGCTTTAGTGGAGGATTCCATACTTTAGATGTAGGTTGTAAAGATATTTTAAGGTTTTGGGAAATTACTAAAATCAATATGCAACCTGCTCAAGCACATAACATATTTACATCATATTCTGGTACTGCTTTTGGCTCTGCATTTCATGATATGAATCCATATGAGATGATATGGAAATTAAATGATTTAATTAGTGCAGGTTCAATTGTTCCTGCTGATATGTTTACATCAATATCAAATGAAACAATAAGAAAATTTAGAGCATCTCAAAATAATTTAATGGAACATTGGCAACGAGTTTTTTCTACTACAAGAAATGGAAAAGAAAATATAGTAAAAACTTTACGAATGGTCGGATTTAATGGAGAGGTTAGATTTGATCAAAGAGAAGTTAATAGAGATAAAGAAAATGAAAGTGAAAAAGTAGCTTATAATAAAGGGGTAGTTAATCCTAAAATAGAATATGACACATCATTTATTGAAGAATTTCATCCACTTGCAGATGTTAGTAAAGGTGCACCATCAGTATATGAAAGTGAAATTCAAAGTAGATTAGAAGTAGCTCTTCAAATTAAAAATAGAATTGGTTTTGAATTTTATATGGATACAACAGGAGATATTATATTTAAACCTCCTTTTTATAATATGGATGTTAGAAATAATCCATTTTATGTAATTGAAGGTTCGGATATTATTTCAATTTCATTTGATGAAGATGAATCTGCTGTTGAAGCAACTAGAGCAGATATTAAAGGAAGATTTTCAGATTATCATGCTACTGGAGAGATAAGACCTTCTGCTACGTTTATTGATTATAATTTATCTAGAAAATTTGGATTGAGATCAGCAGAATTTGTAGCAGATTTTTTAAGAGATAAAGATTCTTGTTTTACATATGCAACAGATTATCTTGAAAAAATAAATAATTATTTGGCCGGTACAATTACTATTCCGTTACGGGCAGAGTTGAGAATGGGATTTCCTATTTATATAAAACCATATGATTGTTTTGCTTATATTAAAGGAATTGCACATACATTTACAATGGGTGGTCCTAGTACTACAACTTTAACATTAGAAAAATTTAGAAGAAAATATATTGCTCAAGAAGGAACACAATTAATTGGAACTAGTATTGATGCGAAAGGAAATTTTATAGGCGCACCAAATAGATCCATATTATTAAAAAAAATTACTAAAACTTCTACTACTATTAAAAAAGAAAAAGCAAAGACAAAAGCAGTTGCCGAAACAAATAGGGGCGGTAATGAAAGTACTAGAAATTCAGATAATATTACAGTAGAACGACAAATTACTAAACAAAAAGATGCAATTCAATTGGCAAACCTTTCATCTTTTTATTTGGCAAATTTAGCATCTGAAGTAACTGAGATTGTAGGATCTGGATTCAATAAAGAGACTTATTTAAAAGATTTAAGAAATGAGTTGCCTATAAGTGATGAAAATGGATATGAATTAATTGGTGTATATCCATATGGTAGAAATGTTACAATGAATGAAACTACTAATGGGGCCATTGAATTAATTCCTAAGACAGTTAGTTTTAGTAAGGCCAAAGCTGCCCAAAATAATAAGGTAAATGATAAGAAAACTAAAAAAGGATCATCGGCTGTAGGTTCTGGTGTTAGGGCAATTGAAAGATTTAATTTAGGTGGTGCTGCATTAAAATTATCTCAAATTGATCCAGAATCAAAAGAAGGAAGTGGACAATCTTGTACTTGTCAACAAAGACAACTTGAAAGAATTTTGCAGGCCGTAAGGTTTAGAAGAGGATAAAATGGGTAGAAACTATTATCTTAATGAAGATCCTAGTAAAAATGCAGTTAGATTTAAAGATTTATATAAATTTTTGACTCTTGGTGAAGTTCTTTTTGTAGATCAAGAAGAAATGACAGTTGATTTACAATTCATTGATATTTCAGGAACAAGAGCAAAAGTTCCTATAGGTCAAGCATATACGTCAAGAAGAGGTTTTGTTGGAGCTTTACCTGCAATAGGATCACTTGCAATTGTTGGTTGGTTTCGAGATACAGGATATCATGCAAGACCTGTTGTTATTGGATTCTTACCAAGAGGATTTCAATCAGGATTAAAAGCAGAACCTATTAAAGATAGGTTTAACAAAGTAGTTAGACATAGATTCAGAAAACTATTTCCAGGAAATGCTTTAGTTGCTTCAGATCAAGGTGGAGATATTCTTGTTGATGAAAATATCTTATTATCTAATAAGCAATTAAATTCTCTTGAATTACGATCATATGATCAGGCCTTAATAACAAATACAGTTCAAACTTATTTAAACAATCAAGCATCAAGATTAAGATCAGGAATTATTTATCGAGATCCATTGTATAGCGCAAGTACTGGAGAGATAATAAATCTTGAAAATAATGATGGAACACAAGTTGAACCTATATACCTTCCTAATGGGAAAATATTATACGTTATAACCGTAACAGGTAAAACTTTTGATGCTAAAAGTGAAGCTTATACAGAACATATTCTTCAAGTTAAAGAATCTGCTGGTGGAATTCTTGATGTATCAACTCAAGATTTAGGACTAGATGTTCCAGATGCAGATGGAACCATTAATAACTTTATTGTTGTTCAGGGATTTGGAAATCTTGTTGGAGATGATAATAGAGAAAATGATGTTGGTACATATGGTAAATTACTAAAGCCTCAAATATTTGAAAGTAGAGATTCTTGGAAAGTAATCAATGAAGCTGTTGCTTGTGAAAAAAATGATGAATTAGATGAAAATAAATTTTTGGCAGCATGTTATTGGTTGATGTTTCCTCAATCAAGAACAAACTTTTTTGTAGATAAAGAAGGTAAATTTCATGCAAATATCGCTAAATCTTCAAGTGCAAGTTATGGAGGAGGTGGTGTTAGTGCTGATATTAATATGGATGGGGGAATTAAGCTTAAATTAGGAAAAGCAGAGCAAAATGGCACATCCATTAATGGATATATGGAAGGATCTATTAATCTAGTTTTAGGTGGAGATTCTGGAGAAAACATAAGAGGTAGAAGTTTAGATTTAACGGCCAGAAAAGCAATTAATATAGATGTTACAGGTACAGATTTAAATGGTGAATCTTATGGATTAAGTGCGGTAGGAAATGTCAGAGAAACTATTAATGGTGATAAATTTGTAGAAGTTCAAGGAAATTATATTGTTCAAGTTTCTGGTATATATGAAGAAAAAATATTAGGAACAAAAAAAGAAAATTTTGTAAACAATAGAAATATTGCATATGGTGGCAATTTTGGTCAATCAGTTGTTGGAACATTTAGTTCACAAGTAGGTCAAGGTAAAGAAGAATATGTTGGTGCAGGAGATGATGAACAGACAATTTTAGCTGGTGATAAAAGTGAAACAATTTTATTGGGAAATTTTATCAGAACAGCACTTGCAGGAAATATTGAAGAAACACTTTTATTAGGTAATAAAACAATTGATATAGTTGTAGGAGATTATGATTTAAATGTAGGTGTTGGCGATATAAATATAAAGACAAATGTTGGAAATATAAATATGAGATCAACTGCTGGACAAGCAGAAATTAAAGCAAGTTTAGGTGTAACAATAGATGGAACTACTTTAGTTCAAGTTAAAGGATCTATAATTAAGTTGAATAATATGAATGGAGGCGTAGTAACTGGTCTTCCTAATTCAAGTGACTTTCATGATATTTCAGGACGACCTATGACTGGTAGAGCAAACATATTGGCGTAACTATGAAAGAATTAAATGAATTGAAAGAACTAATTTTGTCTTATGCAGATTGTATTATTTTTAACATGAATGATACTTTTGTTACTGCATCAGATGTAGAAGAAGTTGATATTGATGATTTAGTAAAAATATGGCCAATTTATATAAAATATGGATATGATGCCATAGTAGCGTATGCTTCTATTAAAAGAGATATTAATCCTTTTAAAGAATTAAGAACTGATAAATTTAAAAAAGCAAAAAAAGAAATAATAAAATTATTGGAGAGTTGAATTGGCCATTACTGGATCTGCAATGGAATCAAATATTAGATCTGCTCTAAATGCTAGAGGAATGATGGGCGTTGCCGTTCAACCTACTTCTAATGCAATTGGTTTTGCAATAGCGACAGTTTTAACAGGAATGTCAAATGCGGCCAGTATAGATACAGGGATTGGTCCTGGTGCTGGATCAGGAATTGGCCAATTTACAGTTGTTATTGATTCATCTTTAGGTGGATTAATAACAGGAAAAGCACAATCTTATGGATTAATTGGTAGATATACTCAATCTTATTGTTATGGTGTAGCAGAAGGAATAGCAAGAACAATAAGAACAGGAATGACATCAACCACTCATGCTCCTGTAGCAGTTGGAACTGGAATAGGTAGAGTTATAGGAGCAGCATTATCAGGTGGAACTGTTTCAGGTTTAATTATGGGTAATATGTCTGCAAATGGAATGCAAGGGCAATATATGCCAACATTATCAAGAGCTATAGGTGAAGGATTTGCAGCTTGGGTTCCAAGTGTGGTTATACAAATAATGATTTCAGGTGCCCCAGGATCTCCACCAGTTCCTACGGGAGGTACTGGAATAGGTACAATATCATAATGAGGAAAAAATGGCAGTTGATTTAAGTGGATGGATTATAAAACAATGTAAAGTAAGTTCTGTAAATGGTCTATATAGTATGCCTATCATTACGCATGGATCGTATACAGGAACTACAGAGGAAGAATATACAGTATTAATTGAAAATAATGGAAATGTTGGTACGGCCAAATTTAGATGGTCAAAACAAGATATTTCTTGGAATGCTGAATTGCAAAAGTGGGAACCTTCTGCTTGGAATCAAACTGGTTTAACTACATCAAGTAGTTCTGCAATTGAAAATGGAATAACTGTAGAATTTAGAACAAAAGTTAATCCTGATGCAACATATGATTATTTAGCAATACAAGATTTAACTGATTTTAAATTTATAGAAGATTCTGGAGAAGAATCTGAATTTATTACTTCTGCACTTTTGGACAAAATATATAATTATACATTTTATAGAAATGGAACTCCATTAGTAGATGGAAAAGATTATTATTTTGATTTAGCAAATAATTTATTATTTTTCACAACATTTACAGCAAATGAAGTTTTATTTGCCAGTGCACCAAAAAATACTTTATTTGGACAAACTGCTAATCCAAATATCGTAATTAATTCTTTTTTAGAATTAAAAGAAAATGGTATTATAAAAACTTTAAATGTTGATTATGTTGCTGATACAAGTGGTTTAATTGATTTTAGTTCTGTAATTACTAACGAAAATCTTGTTGATTATATTTTTGCTATTGAACCATCTTTGTTTTCATCTGCTTTTACAGTGTATAAAAATTCAGTTCCATTAGAAGCGTTTACTGATTATGATTTTCAGGCAAAAGGTGGTTTTATTAATTTAAAACAAACTTGTTTCCCTGGAGATATAGTTACAATTGACTATGAGAGTCAAGATACAAATGGAAATGACATAACGATTACAAGTGAAAAATTAATACAAAATCCTGCATTTGCATTTAATACAAAATTAGGCCCATTTAATATCAATAGTTCTAATAATATTTTACAAATAAAACGAGAAAGTAATCCTATTGATACATTGGAATTAACTACTGGATCAAATATATCAATGCAAGATCTTGTAGATGATTTAAATAGTATATTATCAGGAATTGCAGAAATAGCTGATAATGGATTATTAAGACTACAATCTCTTCAAACAGATCAAAATGAATCACAATTAGAAATATTAGCTACTTCAACATGTTTAACTGAATTAGGGTTATCCGCAGGTACAACTACAGGTGGTGTAGCTTTAGGGGGAGAATATTCTTTTGATACTCAATATAGGCCAATTAAAACCAATTCTTTTGTAGCATCCGAAGGAGATACAGAATTTCAAATTGAAGGAGATGTAACTGCAAATTATGCTACAGGTTCATTGATATCAGTAATACAAGATTTATATACAGTACAAAGCGCAACATTTGATGGAACATATACAATAATTACACCTGATAGAGCATTAGTTAGAGATTATAATAATCCAGATTTATTTTTCACAAATACCACACCAGTATTTATTAATGATGGACATCAAATAGAAGATGTATCAAGAGGATCTTCAGAAATTATATTTAAGAATGAAGATTATACATTATTGTATGGTGTTAATAAAGTTGTAAAATTAAATGATGATTATTATATAGTTTCAGGTAGTGAATATAAAGATGGCAATACTAGAGTTGTTTTAATCACTAAAACAGTTAAAAGTTATGCTAAAGTATTAACCACAGTGTCATATACAGATACAAGAGTATATAACGTTGGAGACAATACATTATATGCTCAAGGAATCCCTTTATTAACTCAGTCTTATGAATTAAGAAGAAATACAGTAGTTTTAACTGATGGTGAAGATTATGTAATAAATGCTTCCGGTGTAATTACTTTATTAAAAGAAGGGGAAGAATTAGCACAAGGGGATGTGTTTGAACTTGATTATACTTCAAGAAGATTTTTAATTGAAGGTGATAATGTAACAATTAGTTATACTTATAATTCAAATATTGCAAGAGGTGATACAATATCAGCAGATTTTACAATAGATAATCCTGATAACTTTTATTTTAAAGTAATTACAGTTTTAACTGCATCTGAAATTGTAAAAGAAGATTTAAAAAATAAAATTCAACAAAAAACAAATCCTACAAGTGGTGGAATTCAACAATTTGAAGGTGCTGCAACAGGTAATGAAGAAAATGGTAATGCTCCTTTTGAATATCAAAAAGGAGAATCTGAAATGAAGGATTTAGTTGCTGCTCGATATACTGGTTGGTATTTTACTAGAGTAGGGTATTTTGAAGATGATGTTCAAACAATTGCAGGGTATAAAGTAGGTGCTAGTAATGGAAGAGTAACTGAAACAGATATTCAAAATGGTGCTGTTCAAGGCACAAGTAGATTATTTCCTGAAGGGTATGATCAACCAGAACCTAAATTAGTTCCGGCCTTAGATGGGTTATATCAAAATGATGATGGATCAACTACAGGAAATAATACAAACGATAGTTTAAAATATTGGATAGATGAAGAAATTTCAATTAAAGTTGTAGAACAAGCTGCTATTTCAGATCTTCAAAGTGGATCTGGTATTCATATATATTCTATGAATGTAGAGCCATTTGTAGGAACAGGAGCAATAAGCATAACAGTTGATGCATATACTATTCCAGCAACTTCTTTACCTGACGGTAATGCAAGTGACGTTGCTGCTGTAATTAATGCAGAGTTTGATGATCTTACAGTTCCCCCTCCATTTACAGTAGCAAGTGCTTCAGGTGGACGATTAGTATTATTTGGGAATTTTAGCATAACTACTACAGGAAATGCAGTTTTAGGAATTCCTTCAGGTACATTTACTACGAGTTCAAATAATTGGTGGTTGCATGTACTAGGAGTTGAATCAAATATTTTAAGTACAGTAATCTCAAGACAAAATTCTCAACTTACAAGCTTAAATAATATAAGAATGGAAACAACTGAACCTGCATATACAAATGCAGGAACTGAAATTGCTGTAGCAACTGCATTTTTAAACAATACCATTGCTGAAAAAGCTGCTGTGGATACATTAATTTCAAATGGTGGTGGTGATCTTGCTACAAGATTAGCTCAGATTACAGCTAGATTATCAGTATGTAATGCAAGAAAAACATCAATTGATGGTAGAGTAGGTGTTGCGCAATCAGATATGGCAAGTGAAGAATTATATGATAAATATTATACTTGGATTATGTATAGAATCCATAGAGGTGAAGGTGTTTTAACACAAGCTAAAACTACTCAACAAATAAAAGATTCTAATGATATTTATGTACAAAATAGTTTAGCAGTATTAGAGGATCTATAATGAATGATTGGAAAAAAATAGAAAAAGAAGCAAATTTAGTAAATAGATTGAAGTCAATTTTTGAGAAAACATCTTATGTATTTGGGGAGCTACAAAAAAGAGAATTGAAAAAAGGTGAAAAACTAAAAGATCTTTTTATAAATAGTAAAGTAAAGAAACCTCAAATAAAAAAGAAAAAAGTAGGAAAATAAATGGCACAATGGAAAAGTTTTAGTTTTGAAGTACCTAGCGCAATAGAAGATATTATTAATGGTCTTAATAGTGCAATAGGTCCTTTAACAAGTGTTTTATCAGCAATAAGAACTATATTAAATATTGTTAAAGTTTTTATCTTAACTTTATCTGATCCATTATTAGCAATATTAGAAGCTTTAATTGATGAAATCACAGAATTATTAAATGATTTAATTCAAAGTGGTATTTATGTTTTACCTGTAGTTCCAACTGATACATATAATTTGAATAACCCTAAAGATAAAGCAAGTAAGGCAAATCAAACTTTAAGATATATTAGATCAATATCTGGCGGTGCACAAGGATTTAAATCAAGAGTAACTAATAGTTTTTATGATCAAGGAGATCCATATAGACCTCAATTTTCTAATAATGCAAAAGTTGGAGGTGTAGTTTTAGCATTTGAAAGTGGTGATTTGCCAACTGTGTTAAATGCACTTCATGGATTATATAGAATGATTGAAGCAGAATGGAAACTATTAGATGAACAACCACTTTTATATTCTGCTAAATATATCACAAGAGAAGAAGATAATGCAAAAGTTGTAAGGCTTCAATGGCAATTAAGATTAGGATTTTTACCAGTTGGTTTTAAAATACAAAGAAGTGAAACTGATGGTGGAACGAAAGAAGAAGTTACAACAACAGACAATAATGGAAATACAATAGTAAGATTAAAAAGAGATGAAAAAGGTGAAGTAATAGGAACTTATGATGAAATAGCTAGTGTTCCATTTACAGATTATTTTGTCGAAAATTTTTCCGTAAGAGGTGGTAAACTTTATCAATATGATGATACAACAACAGAAGAAGGAAAATCTTATTTTTATCGAATTCAAAATACTATTGTTGGAACAGATTATTTAGGTGAAACATCTAGACAAGTAAATGTTTCAATTCCTAATACAGATACACCTGAAATCCCTGCTATTAGAATAGAAGGAACAGTAGATGGATCTAATGGTTTTACTTTTGGCGAAAATGCTGGAGATAAAAAAACATTTAAAGTTTGTACTGATGGGAAAGTCTTTAGAACTGCGACATTAACTAATACAACTGAAAATGGCCAAGTTGTTCCTACACCTGCTGAAGATGTAGCTTCTAGTATTCAAGAACAATTGACAATCAATACATATTTAGGAAGTGAAATCGAAACAGTTTTAGTAGGTGTAAATAATGGTAAAATATATGTATCAACAACTGATCCTAACGATGTAAGTAAAATCATTATTGGAAATGGAACAGCGAATGATATTTTAGGCTTTGGAGATGGTGATTCTCAATGGGGTCAAGGAAGAACAAATCCTCCTGATTGGACTAGAGGAGCAGTAATTGACATCATTCCACAATTGGGAGAATTGGTAAAGTTTATAGAAAAGCAATTAAGAGGCTTTTTAGAAGGTGCACAAGATCATGTTGATGGTATTATAAGCTTCATTGACCTTTTGGATGCTAAAATTAAATACTTACAAGATTTAATTGACACTTTACAGCGAATATTAAATCAAATTACTGAAATATTAAATCTTCCTCAATTTCATTTACTTAAAATTGATCCTGCTGTCGGTGGGGTTCAAAGATTTATTAATGAGTTTAATAGCGCAGCAGGTGGGCCTACAACAGATGCTAATGGATATGTAATAGGATTAGTGTTTTTAGTTGGAGGTGGTAAAGCTGATGAACAATATCAAGCGTTAAACATCATTTTTTAATTTTTCAATTATTTATCTAGTTAATAGATTTTATCCTTTGATATGTTTTAATTTTTTAGGAGTATAAGTTTGGCTTTTGACTTTTTGGGTCAATTTTCCCGTGATGAGTATAATGAATTCAAGGAATTTCTTGATAAAGAATATGAAAGTCTTGATGCAAGAGTAAGTAATATCGTTACTGAAATGGCCCGGGTAGAAACATTAATTAATAAATTAGATGAAGCTGAAAATAATTTTTTAAAACAATATAGTAAAATACGTCCTATTACATATGTTGATTTAAATAATGAATCTGTAACAAAACCATATAGAACTAAAGATAGTACATTAGCAAATGCAACTGGTGTTTCTGTGTATGAAACAAGAATACAAGATGATATTGATAGTGCATTTGTTATTAATATTATGAAAGATTCAATTAAAACTCAAATCAAATATAAACGAGATAGATTAGAATATATGATTAAAAAAGCAATTGATACATGGGATCAGTTGGATAATGAAAAATTAAATTTATTAGCAAGAAAAGATGATATTAAGGATCTTAAAGATAAAATAGAAGAAATATTTATAGATCCGAATCAATTAGGAGTAGTAGAAATTAAAAAACAAACAGAAAAAGATACTACCCCAAAAGATGTAAATCAATTTTAAAAGGATGACACAATATGTCTATCGACATAAGGAAGGAAAATTTATGCGATCATGTTGTTAGGGAAGAGGCAAAAATTTTTGAATCTGATTTAAGAACAATTAAAATTAGACGACCTATAGCAAATACTTCGCAGTTTAAATTAAATTTAAATGGATACAATGTTCCTCAAAATCATCCAGATTTAGGATATTATTTTGCTACTGATGAAAGTACTTTTTTAGATATTGAACTTAAAAATATTAAATTTAATAATAGAAGACAAAATGATGATGATTTTGTTGATATTACTTATTCAACAATTCCAAGATTTTGTCCTAAATGTTTTGGACTACGAGTTGTTATAGATATTAAATTTAATAATCTTGGTAAAGCGGTAGTTGTTAGAGATGAAAATAAATTGATTCAAGATATTGAAACTATGGTAACTACAGTGTTGGGTAGTAATCCATTTCATACTTCATTAGGAACAAACTTAAAGAATTTAATAGGTCAAAAAGTCTTTGATTTAAGAAATATCAGAGCGCAAATGAGTAAAGAAATAGTTGATGGAATTAATAAATATGTAAATATGCAAGACAAACAAATTGAATTTCAAACAGTTACAGCTAAAGAAACATTTTTTAAATTATTAAATATTGAAGCTGAACCTACAAGAAATGATATACCTTCTCTTTGGAATGTAAATATTACATTCCAAAATTTAGCAGGATCAACATTAGTAGATGAAGTTGATGTAGGCCCATTGACGTTAGATGAAATTATATTTGGAAAACAAGGATAATAATATATGGCACTCCCAGCTCCTATCATAACAGAACCAACAACTACAGGGTATTTGTCCACTAATATAAATACGATTAAAATTAAAGGAACTACAGATGTAGGAACAGTAGAAATTTTAGTTAATGGATCAAGCTCAGGAGTTCTATATACTCCAGGTGATACTGATTGGGAGTATACAGCTTCACTTGTAAAAGGTAGCAATACATTTAATATTGTGGCCAAAGATAGTTTGGCAGCATTAAGTACTGCTGCAACAATTACAATTATTTTAACAGAATCAGATCAATTAAATCTTCAAATATCTAGCCCGACAGGAATTAGTGTAAAAAGAAATATAGATACAATAGAAGTAGTAACTTTACAAAATCCTGAAACAGAAGTTAGAGGATATAATTTTTATGTTGCAGAAGAAAGTGCAGGAGGATTAGAAGGTTATAGATTATTAAATGAAGATGGACTTGTAGAAGAACCAAGTTTTTCTGAAGAAAAAATAACTCAAATTAGTAAAGATATTACTGAAGTAGGTGGAATTAGAACAACTACTACTGTAGATCAAATAGAAGAAGAAGTCTTTTTTTCTTATATTCATGATAGAGCAAATGATTCTTTAGTTACAATTCCAATCAGCGAACCTTTATTTTATGTAATTACAGCAGTAGGATTTGATTCAATTAATCAAGAATTAGTAGAAAGTAACTATTCTGCTGAAATTAGTACAACTCCTTTGGAAATAACAACAAGTATTAAAGATCTTCAAACTCCAGGCTTTAGTGATCTTGTTTTAAGACATATTGAAAGAATTCAACAATTTAATGATGAAATTGATGTTAAGCCTGGAACATATACTAGAGGTATTCAAATAGATCCAGTATCATCAGAATTAGAAAAATTATGGGTTCTGTTAGATTTTATGCATCGAAGCCAATCAATATCAACATTATTAGAATATGATGATGCAGATGGGGATCAAGAAAGTGATCCAGTATTAGATGATTATAATAAGAATAGATTAAGATTAGCTTTAGAAGTAGATGAAGATGATGCAGATCAAGTTCAAGATTTTATTGATGAACAATTTGATAAACTAGCAAATAATGTAAATGTGATTAGAAAAGGCGCAGATTTTTCTAGAGGAAATGTAATTTTTTATTCCCGAAGTGAAATAATTGATGATGCTATTATAGATAAAGGAGCTATTGTTCAAACTGTTTCTGAAGATGGAAACCCAGCAATTCAATTTGAAACTTTAGCAGATGCTATTATTCCTTTTGATACTAAAGATCAATATTATAATAGTGATACACAACGATATGAAATTGAAGTTACAGTGCAAGCAGTTGAAGCAGGAGCAGATGGAAATGTAGATTCAGGAAAAATTACAACAATTACTGGAGGTGCAGATCCTATATTTGCTGTCATTAATAATGAACCAATGCAATATGGTCAAGATAGAGAAAGTAATTATAATTTGGCCCAAAGAATGAAGTTAGGTTTAATTACTGATACAGGAACTGAAGGTGGATATCTTAAAACAACATTAGGTGTTTCAGGAGTTTCAAGAGCGCATATAGAAAAAGCTGGTGATGATTTAATGTATAGGGATTGGGACCCTATACGAGAAGAACACTTATTCGGGAAAGTAGATATATATGTTCAAGGAGAAAAGCCTTTAACAAAATCTGATACATTTAGTTTCTTTTATCAAAAAGAAGAAAATGAACAATTTGCAATTCAAAACTATCTAGATTTTCAATTTAGAAGTTTAAATCCAGAAGTAAGTGTTGATAGACCTATTTTTGATGTTATTAAAGTACAAAATGTTACCAGGGGAAAAGATTACGATATAACAGGATATATAATATCAGGAGATGGAAATGTTGTAGATTTAAATGAGAATTTACCTACCAATGTAACAATAGGTCTTTCTCCAAGTGATGTAATTCAAGTGGATTATAGATTTAGAAAATCAGAGCCTTTTACATTTACACATCAACCAGTTTTGACAATTAATTCTGTTACAGGATCAATATCAGGACCTCTTTCTTCAAATAATTATAGATTGATTAGAACTGCTGATCCTACATTAGCAGGAGGATCAAGTTTATCTGATGATAAATTAGAAATTATTTTTTCAGGTGGTGTTCCTACAGGGAATGTAGAAAATATAATTGATGAACAAATAATTCTTACAGGTGAAAACATAAAAGAATTAGATAAATATGGAGTTTTATCTGAAACAATTGTTGTAACAAATAGCGATAAAACAATTACTTATGTTGTAGATGATGATTATATAGTTGAAGAAGGTGATTTTAAAACAAAAACAACAATTAGAAGAAATTCAAGTGGAAATATACCAAATGGATTTGCTGTACTTGTAAGTTATGAAGCTGGTGAGAACTTTACAGTATCATATAATGTAAATAGTTTGATTCCAGAAATACAAGAAGAAATATATGATATGCAACATTTATGTGCTGATGTTTTAGTGAAACAGGCCGTTAAAGTGGATCTTGATTTTGAAGCAACTGTGGTTCTTCAAAAAGGAACAACAATTTCTACTGTTGATTCAAAAATTAGAACAGCAATAAGTAATTTTCTTAAAAGAAAAAATATAGGTGATAATGTTTATCAATCAGACATAATCGCTGAAATTGAAGGTGTAAATAATGTTGAATATGTTGTTGTTCCTGTAACAAAAATGGTTAGATCAAATGGTTCTTTAAATTTACGAGAAGAATTAGATAACATTACTTGGATAACCTATCAAACAGGAATTTAT